ACCTGAAAGGAGTCTCGGCATGAACCGCCTGTGCGACAACGACACTCTGCTGGGCCGGATCATCGACTGGAACCGCGTCAGGAACGGGCTGGAGTTCACGGCGGACCTGGAGGCAGCGATGCTCTCTGAGGAAGCCAACGAGTTCTTCCATGCGTCCTACCTCGTGGACCTGTTCGACGCCTATTGCGACTTCACCTTTGTGGCTGTGGGCACCTTCGCGAAGTTCGCGAACTGCAAATACGAGACGATGCAGGGCTTACGGAACCGGGCTTACGAAATGAAGAGCCTGGAGGAGTACATCTTCCGCACCCTCACCCAGATGGAGATTGTTCTCAGGGGGGAACTCACCAACCCCTACCACCTCAAGTCAATCCGCAACGCCTGTCTGCGCTACGTGATCCAGGCGAATGAGAAGAAGGGGATTGAGAAGGTCAACGGGAAGATACAGAAGGGACCAAATTGGACTCCCCCTGAAGACAACATCCGAATGCACCTTGAAGAAATAGGAGAGATCTGATGCTGCAAGACAAAGATATGGTCAACCAACCGTCCCACTACACCAACGGTGGGATCGAGAACATCGACTACATCAAAGCGAAACTGACTCCTGAAGAGTTCAGAGGCTTCTGCAAAGGGAACGCCCTGAAGTACCTAGGTCGCGCCAACGAGAAGGGAGAGGAGCAGGAGGACCGGGAGAAGGCTGAGTGGTACTTGCTGCACCTCAGGACCGGTGAGAAGGCGCTGAAGCCTCAAGGGATGAAGCTCACGCCCTTCGATGTCGACTGCAATGTGATCACAGATGAGGCCTGTAGGGCGCGAACCGGGTGCAATGGATGCCCCCGCCTTCCAGTCCCTGCTCCTGGTGGGGGACTTGAAATGATCAAGCCCATCCACTACGAACACAAGACGCTGACCTGTCGGGTGTGCCTGGAGGTGCGCTGCGATCTGAGCGGTGTCTGTGACGCCTGCAAGGACATCGATCCTCTCAAGGACTACGACGAGGAAGCCCTCCGACACACCGACGGCGTCTTCATAGCACTGGCAGGGGGAGGGGCATGAAGAGACTCCTCCTCCTCCTGTTCCTCCTGGTGGCGGCCCCGGTGAATGCTGAGGTCGCCACAGTTCCTTCCGGCCTGTGCGTCACCACAGAGCCCCTCCTTTGGGAGACAGACCAGGGTCGCTTCATGATCACAGTGAATGTCTGTAATCCCCAGGAAGAGCCCCTGGATGTCACTAGAGGGCACGTTGAGAATGCGGTGGCCTTCGCGTATGCCAGAGTCCGCAAGGAGAAGGCAGACGGCGGCTCCTGGCCCAACAAGAACCCACTGATCGTCTTCCTGTCGGGCACCTTCAACTACTTCATCACCTTCGACCGTGTCGAGCAGGGCGCGTGATGGTGGCTCTCATCGATGGGGACATCCTCGCCTATCGCTACGCTTACGCGTTCCAAACGGACACCGATTGGGGAGACGTACAGAGCCGGGGTGTGGACCTGGCGGGAGCGAAGCAGGAATTGGACGCCTTCGTATCCTGGGTCCAGGCCAAGACCGCAACGGAGGACGCCCTCATCGCCTTGTCCGACCTCTGGAACTTTCGCCTCAAGGTGACCAAGACCTACAAGGCGAACAGGCAGAAGACAGAGAGGCCGGAACTGATCGACAAGCTGAAGCAGCACATGATGCGTACCCACGAGACGGCGATCCACCAGTGGCTGGAAGCTGACGATGTGATCGGCATCTACATGACAACCCACCCTGGAGAGTTCATCTGCTGCACCATCGACAAAGACCTCAAGCAGATCCCAGGAGAGCACTTCAACTGGAACCATGACAAGAGGTTCCGCGTCACCTTGGAGGAAGCGGATGCCTTCTTCTACCGGCAGATCATCTCAGGAGATCCAACAGACGGCTACGGAGGATGCCCAGGATACGGTGAAGGGAAGGCTGAGGAAATCGTGCGTGAACCGACGCGCCTTGTTCCGTACCAATACGTTTTCAAGAAGGGGAGCAGGAAGGGGGAGAGTGAGACACGTTACGAGAAGGTGAAGACTGAGTCTATCTGGGAGGCAATCGTGTCCCGCTATGAGGAGAAAGGGCTGACCGAAGCTGATGCCCTGATCACTGCACGCCTTGCCCGCATCCTGAGATGTGGGGAGTACGACTTCGACAGAGAAGAGGTGAAGCTATGGAGTCCGACGCAACCCTGTTGTTGCTGATGTCTTCCATGATGTTCTTCGCAGCATACATTTTAGCCCAGAGAGGAGACTGAAGGTGGAAGAGAAATACGTTCAGTTGCTGGAGCAGTACCTCAATGATATGCGACAGGTTGCCCGACGAGAGATGTTGAAGGTGGACATCATGATGCAGAAGGAACTCCTGCTCATGCAGACCCAGAAGGAGATGCCTGATGGCTCTAGGTAGTGCCTACCAGGAGTTCATCCGGGTCCGCACGTACGCCAGGTGGTTGGAGAAGGAGGAACGCAGGGAAACGTGGCATGAGACGGTGACACGGTATCGCAAGTTCTTCCAGAGGCTCGTCCCTGAAACGCATATGCTTGAGTTCTTGGTGGCGTGTGCGTATGTCAAGTACCTCAACGTTATGCCCTCGATGCGTGCCTTGTGGTCCGCTGGTCCAGCCCTGGAGCACGACAACATCGCAGGGTACAACTGTGCGTACACCACCGTGGAGAAGCCGAAGGACTTCGCTGAGATTCTCTACATCCTCATGAATGGTGCTGGGGTAGGGTTCTCGGTGGAGAGGCAGTTCATCGCGAACCTCCCGGTGGTCCCGAAAGACTTGGAGGTATCCCCCTGCGTCATCGAGTTCGAGGACTCGAAGCGCGGATGGGCAGAAGGGTACGAATCCCTCGTATCCTTGCTCTATGATGGATCAATCCCTCAGTTGTCGTATTCCAAGGTGCGCCCCAAGGGAGCCCCGCTCAAGACGTTCGGAGGCAGGGCGAGCGGCCCGGAGCCCCTGAAGCAGTTGTGCGCGTTCACCATCCAGACCTTCGAGAACGCGAAGGGCCGGAAGCTCAACTCCCTGGAGGTGTTTGACCTCGTCTGCATGATCGCGAACTGTGTGGTGGTGGGCGGCGTTCGACGCTCATGCAGACGAGGTCAATCCGACGAGCGCATGAGGAACGCCAAGACCGGCGATTGGTGGAAGACCCACCCCTGGAGAGCCCTGGCGAACATCTCGGTAGCCTACACCGAGAAGCCAGACAGCATCCGGTTCATCGAGGAGTGGGCCTCCCTGATGAAGTCTGGGTGCGGCGAGAGGGGCATCGTGAACCGGGAAGGCTTCCGAGGAATGCAGGAGAGGCTTTCCGAGAAGTGCGGCGTGAACCCGTGTGGGGAGATCAGCTTGGAGTCCAAGCAGTTCTGTAACCTCACCGAGGTGGTGGTCCGACCTGGGGATACGCTGGAAGACCTCAAGCGGAAGGTGCGGAACGCCACCATCCTGGGGACTATGCAGGCTACACTCACCGACTTCCAGTTCATCAGTCCAGAGTGGAAGATGAACTGCGAACGGGACCGTCTCCTGGGCGTCTCCCTGACAGGAACGTGCGACCACCCGGTGCTCCTGAGTGCAGACAACACCACAGACGCGTGGTTGCAGGCGCTTCGGGACGTAGCCTACGCTGTAAACCTGGAGTGGTCGGAGGTGTTGGGAATTGAACCAGCAGCCGCCATCACTTGTGTGAAGCCGTCAGGCACCGTGTCTCAGCTTGTCAATTCCTCTTCAGGGTTACACACAAGGTACGCACCGTATTACTTACGCCGGGTCCGCATCACTACATCAGACCCGTTGTTCCGCTACATGGATGCCGCAGGGATGCCGTGGGAACCCGAGACAGGGGAGGAGAAGGAGAGAGCCACGACGGCTGTGTTCACGTTCCCCATCAAGTCCCCTGACGCCTCCCTCTGTCGTGCAGAGCAAACCGCTCTGGAGCAGTTGGAGTACTGGAAGCTCTACAAGCAAGTATGGACCGACCACAACCCGAGCGTCACGATCTACGTGAAGGAGCACGAGTGGGTCGAGGTAGGAGCCTGGGTGTACAAGCATTGGGACTTGATCGGAGGCCTGAGCTTCCTTCCCTACGAGCACGTTGCGCTCCCGTTGATGCCCTACGAGGAGTGCTCTCAGGCTGTGTGGGCTGAGGCTGTCGCTGCGATGCCCAAGCTGGACTTCACCAAAGCCTTCGCGGAGTACGAGCAGAAGGACAACACCACTGGAAGCCGCGAGTTTGCGTGCCAGGGAGGAGTGTGCGAGCTATGAAGGCTGCCGCCGAAGGACCGAGCGAGAAAGAGGTACAGGAACTTTCTGAGCTTTCCATCAAGCTCGCGGAGGCTGTCGACAAGGCAGGCATATGGATTGAGTGCATCGTCGCTGCCGGTCTTCAGACCTATCTGGTCACAGTCGTTCCCTTGGAAGATGCCCCAGAGGACGGGCAGATGAATTGACAAAAAGAACCCACCCGATGTTCTGGGTGGGTTCTTGTCTCAATGCTTCATGGAGTGCATCCAGTTAGGTTGCATAGGGGGACGGTCGATGCATAGGACACCGTCCATGAACTGCTCCAGGGCTTCATCCATAGCCTTCGCCTTGAAGTCGTCCACAGCCTGGTTCTCGTCTCGTGCCATGTACTGGACCCAGTACGCCACGGCAATCGCCAGGGCGTCCAGACGGTCGTCCTGCTTCAGGGCTCCTCGGTCCCTGGTCAGACGGGTCAGTTGGTAGAAGAGGGTATACTGCACGCCCTTGTCCACATCATGAACCACCTTGATATCATCCACGAGCACCTGGCGGTTCATCACCAGTCTGTGCCGGTTCATCACAGGCTCCAGGGTGTCGATGATCCGCTTCTCCTTCTGGGTGTGGTGCTTCACCTCCTCCACCGAGCAATCCGGGTAGATCTGTCGGAGCACCGGCTGGAACAGTTGGGTGAACATCCCATCCCCGAAGTTGGCCTCGATGATGATGTGGGTGACCTTGTACTCCCTGGCCTTCAGGGCAAGGGCCTTCAAGGTGGTGTCCTCATAGCCTCCCTTGAACCCTCCAACGTCGAGAGCCCACAGGTACCCGTGAAGATGCTTCACAACCGCGAACCCTGTCTCGTCCTTGCCGCGCCCACTCGGGTCGATAGCCATCACTGAGCCCTCGTAGGGAGCCCACTCCTTGTCCACGAACATCGGCTTGAACCAGCGGTCGCCAGAGAAGCCAGGGTTCGGTAGCTCCTTGATGAGGTAGTCAGGGAGCGCGGAGTACCCGATGGAGATGGGAGCCTTGTCTGCGTGGAGATCAGTCACGATCAGGTCCGAGCACTTCAGGGGATACCTCTCCTGGTCGCTCAGGGAGGTGTCGAGTTGGAACTGGAGGGCGAACCCTGACCTCCCGTAGTCGGCCTCCCGCTTCATCAGGTCCAGTTCATCGAACCTGTCTGGGTCGGTGGGTTGCCCATACTCCCCACGGGCGAAGCGTGCCTGGATGGAGGGAGCGAGTTTGCCGGCATAGATGCCGATCTTGCTCTGCTGGGGCACCCTCCCAGGCCAGATGCGTACGGAGTACCCACGCACGTCCAGGTTGGCATAGATCGACTCCTCAGACTGGGGCGTCCCCAGGAGGGTAATCTTACCACCTGGGACGATGATGGCAGAGAACTCCTTGGTTCTCTCTTCGAGCTTCT